ACCATGTGCCCATAGCGGCCCATAATTTAGGCCAATCTGTCCAAAGAGCTGACCTGTCTCCGCTGCGCCAGTTCTGGCCAATTCTTCATAAAAGAAGTTTCCCTTCCCAGGAACTGGTTGAAACACAGGTGCGCAATAGGATACATCTGCAAGTAAAACCGTATCCGATGGCATCATCCGATGTGGGTTTGACACGCCAATATTTCCATAATCCGTTTCAATCTGTTTAATATTCACACCACCGACATTTCTATTCTCGGGCGCATATCCGTAAATATCTGATATTTGTCGCTTTTGAAACCCACCACAAAAAATAACAACGTTTCTAAATTCGGCACCGTTCGTATGCATTTCTAACAGCAATTCTTCGATCTTGCTTTTTGTTAATTTCGCCGCTGCCCCGTCCACTGTATTCTTCAATGCGCAGGCCGCTATCATGCCCCTAGTCTGATTAGGGGTGTTGCTGTCTTCTGATATAGCATAAGTTCCCTGCAAAAAATGCCATTCAACCTTACGGGCAACCCGCTCAATCATCCTAGCAATTTGAAAATCCCTTTCCGAAACAACGTTGTTTTGTGCCCCGGCTGTATTAATGCCGGTTAATCTGCCCTGATTTGATTGTTTTACATAACTTGTGATAATTTTTTCCTGAAAAATCTGAACTACATTTTTACTCTGATCGCGTGTTACATTGATTGCGGTCACGCCAGTAATTGATTCGGTTTCCGTTATTGTTTCCTGCACCAGTGAATCATGATTATATTCGGATGCCGTCGGAAACTCGAAATTGTCTGTCATTACCCCGCCAGTCAATCCACCGATCATTGATAAAAACGGAGTATTGACCATGTCACTTGTAAATAATTCGCCTGTATAATTTGGAATTCCCCATAAAGTTCCAGTTGCTTCATTCGCCATTTTTTATTCTCCTTTATTTTTTAGATAGTTGGAATATTTTGTTTTTCAGCATAATCGCTTCGGCCGTCTTACCCGCCTTCAATGCAACATCATAATCTGTTTCCAGTTGCGCGATTTCTGACGTTTGCCCCGCATATGCCGGGTTTGTCGACCTCGCCGCCACCTGCGTCTTCTTAACCTGCGGAAAATCCGCTTCAATGCCTTCGAGAGCTTCTTTAAGCCCTTTCACTGTGCCGTCTTCTTCAATTTCAAGACGTGTCTTGTCTAACAATCTTAAAACAAGCTTTGAATCATATCCGTCCATTTCTAAAAGCTTAACCTCTGCTTGTACCATTCTGTCATTAGCCTTTTCAAAAGCCTCATTAACAACCTGCTCCTGCGACGCTTTATAACTATTGATTCTTTCGTCGTTTAAATCATCGTCTTTTCCAGCTCCGATGAGATCTCTCAACCGGGTTTCTATGTTCTTTTTAGCGATTCGGTTATTTTTTGCTTCTTCTCTTAGGGTTTGCACATAGTCTTCTGAAAACATTTTACCCTGTGGTATCGGTGTTGTATGTGCCGTCGCTATTGATTGCTGTGGTATCTCTCGCAAATTGGATTCTTCCATGATTTGCTCCATTTGTGTTGTGTCCTCTGACATTTTTTTGTATCCTCCTGTAGGCCTCTGCCCAGTTTTTTTTAATAAGCCTTTTAACGCCTTGCTCAGGGCCTGTATTATTTATTTGCAAGCGCTTTTCTTCTTTCGCTTGCGCGTTTTTTTGATCGGTATGCGCTGAATGTTTTTGGCGCCTTTTCTGCATCTGATTTCTTCCAAGCCTCCCACTCCTTTCTATCGTTTCGCCTAGCCGTCTTCTTTGCCTGATCTGCGTTATATCGATCGATTGACGCCTCTTCCTTTTTCGTTATTTCAAACTTTCTATTACTTTCTTGTAAGGTTTGCCTGAAATAATCGTCGTTTTCTTCGATATATGGACTGATATGGTGCTTGCAGTTAGGATGAATCGTCTTATATCCTCCCCTGAATACCTTCGAAAGCGGTGGATAACGCTTGTCTCTCCCAGAAATAGAATATACGCGTCCTTCATAGACGGCGCATATCGGACAAGTTGAATGTATCGTTGAAATTTGTACCAAATCCCTGCCGATGTCTCGAACCTGCTGTAAGATACCCGTGTTTGTGGCTTCTCTGGTTGTCGTTCGCGCCACCATTTTTGCGTATGCTTCTGGGTTCAATAACCGACCGTTTTTATCGGTTATGTTTAATTGTCCATCGCTCGTGAGCCGCTCAAGTAACGCCTTTTGCATTTGTTTAACTGTTTGTCCGCGTGCTATCTTCTGGGTTGTTGCTTCAAGCCCGATTGTGCGGATTTCATCAATCATACGCCTGCCAAAGTAATTGTTTGTGTCGTGCAGAGTTCCAATGGCATTCTCAACGAGCGCTTTTAATACGCGTTGATTTGCAGCAACTTTATTTAAATCGATATGCGCTTGCCTGTACTCGGTATATGCCTGATTGATGCCCTGCTCGTAAGCATCTGGAATGGCATCTAATGCCCATTTTTCACAAAAATCATTTAATACTGCAATTTCTTGTTTTGTACTTCTGATTAACGTTTTAGTGTAGGTTGTAACATTTCTTCTCGTCTTCTGTATTTCTAATTGTTTATATAGATTAGACAAAGCCTGATTGTATTGATTAAGCAATGCTTGAACGAATGATATATCGCCGTTCATGGTTTATTCTTTCAAAGAAACTTCTGTTGACTTGTTTGCTTGGCTAAATGGCGGGGCTTTCATGGGTTCTGCTTCGCTCTCTTCGTCTTGTATGCGTTGAAGTTCTTCGTTCGCTTTTTCTTCGCTCATGCCGTCATAGATCATCATTGCCCGATACTGCGACATTGTTGATTTTCCGCCGGTTCTGCTCGATATAATAGCTGCGTCTTCTGTCGGATCCTGCGGCAATCCGTCATACCAATTGATAGATATTTCAGCATCTTTCAAATTTATAATATTTTCACCGCCAATCATGGAACAAAGTCGTATCGCTTTTTTAAGTGCTGGGTCAAATTGCATGCGAATTCTATTTACCTTACTAAGCGGTGAAATCATCAATCGCTTTAAGGCGGTTCCGCTCGGAACACTGCCCGTTATATTAGACATGTCACCAAAGAGGGCCGCACCCATCTCGGATAACGAATATAACATGTTTACAAGTTTATCGATTTGTTGAAAGTTCGCGGCTAATTGCCCTTCCCACACAATATATTCAACAGGCGGATCATTTAATGTATCACGTATAAAAAAATCACCCATTTTCATACGCCACATCCCATCTATGGGATCACGTTCTAATGCTGATTGTGGCCCTGAAACAGTTGGACTGGCATGTTTGTCCAGGATGCGGTCGACTTGTCCTATTCTGACAATTAAATTACTTATAATAGAATCTATCGGAGTAAAATCATCAAGACCAGTAATTCGGTCTGACGATTTTGTGTTGGATATTTGAACGATGGCAAAATCGTCTAATCCCGTCTGAATAATTTGCCGTTCACCCATCTCTTTTGTGATCATACCCCTGTCAGTCTGATATTCTCTTATTTCATAATTTCCTTTATTATGAATCTTAATCTTAAGTCTACCATTCTGTGTTACCCATGCAAGAACATGATGAGTAACTGTTTTAATGTCGTCTTCGTCAACCACAGGGAACCAGATTTGCGGTTGCGTTGTGCTTATTACGCCTTTTTCGCCATCGTTGTAAATCTCGAATAATCCATCACCAAACCGAACAACATCGATCGCGGCTTGATATGCTAATTGAACCAGATTATCGCCCTTTATGTTATTTTTGATAATTATGTCAATGGTTTCTTGTTCTCTGGAACCATCATCGCCCGCGCTGAAAACAGGCGGTTCACCAAACAAAAAATCAGCAATTTTCAATGCCATTAGCTTTTGAAAGTTAAGGACAACCGGGTAACTGATGCGCTCTTGAAAATCATTGATAACCCGTTCAATGCGCTCCAAGTCTTTTTTATAGATTTCTGCATGCTCGCTTTCAAAAAGTGCTTTATTGTCAGCATACATCTTCAGTCGCTCGCGCTCTGAATCGGGCGGGAATCGTTCGCCCGGGTTAATCCAATTTAAATTGTTCAGCATCTACTCACCTCCTGATATTTGTTATTCCTAAGTTGAATTTAACACCATGATCAACTAACCCATATCTCAATGCATCGAGGCAGTGATCATTTTCTTTGATGGGTCTGTCTTCGCCACTTTCAGCCGCTTTGGCGTTCCATGAATAAGACACCAATTCTTTTTCGGTATTTGGTGCCTTGCCTCGCATGATATACAATGTACCTGTAGCAAATAATCGACTGACATTTCTAATGCCGTCCAGAACGACGTTGTTTGCCTGCCGCACATTATTGAAACCATCTCTTTTTAGTTGCAACATGAATGATGTTGCAGACGGGTCAATTAATATGTTTTTAGGCTGTACTCCGTCTAAAAACAAAGCTAGGTCTTTGCTGTATTCTGCATCGGTTTTCTGCCGTTGTTTTTGCTTGCTGTCCCAGTAGTATTCTTTCGATAGATAGACGCATCCGTCGTCTGTATGATCAAGCATTAAAAAAACCGTAGGATTACTAGTGCCGTAATCAACGCAAACAGTTTTGTATAATATACGTGTCATTTGTTCGGTGTCGCGCGCCTTATATTCATCCACAAGATGTACAAGCGGATCATACATATCGTATATAACACCTTCTGCAACGCACCACAGTCCTAAAATATAGCGGTCGTAGTAAACGCCTGTATACTCAATCATCAACTGCTTAACATATTCCGGATCAAGAAAGGTATTGTCCTGAATCAAAAATTTAATGACATAAATATCAATCTCATCACTGCGTTCAATGTATTTTTTCATAACCCAGTGATTAGGATTATCTGGGTTCGTTGTTGCAAATAATTTAGCGTTTTTCTCGGATAGACGACTTAACAGCATTGTGAAAAAATCCTCGGTGAAAAGGGCAACCTCGTCGCAATATGCGCCAGACAGCGTCATTCCTCGAATTTTACCTTCAGCCCGCATATCGTTAACGCCCTCTAAATAAACAAGCCGACCAAAAAGCCGCGCCTCTTTTTTTGATAAAACGAAGGTAAAATTATCAACTCCGATGAGTGTTTGCAACAAGTTTAAACAGTTTCTATTAAGCGATGTTACTGTTTTTGCAACCATCAGGAACTCGCTGTCTTTCGGCATAGTCGCCACCCACAACGCCCACATTACAAGCGATATCCAGGTTTTGCCCGAGCGAACAGAGCCTTCGAGCAAATTAATGCGTTTCAACTTACCATTTTTAAAATCATTAATAACCGTTTGTTGTTTTTGACTAAACATTCTTAACAGCCTCAATAATTCTATCAATTTGCCCAGTATTTTCTTTTGTAAACTCGCGCCTATCTCGCCACTGATCGGGTTTTCTGTTTTTCAGCCAGAAAATGATGGCTGTAATATCGCCGGCCATCGCTTTTTTATATAGTGTCATTTCAACGGCGTAATCTGCGACTTCTTTGCCGTTTTTTAGGGCGTTATTTATTACTGGGAATTTTTTTTTCCAAGTGTATAACGTTTCGCGCCTGATGCCTATTTTCTCTTGTGCAATTATTTCATCAGTCAGGCCGTCGCGCGCCCAGCACGTTAATAGCAATAAATTTTCTTTTTCTAACCATTTTTTATATTTTGTTTTACCCGCCATAAACCATCACTATTCCTTTTTTGTTTTATTCATCGCTATTAATTTGCTTTTTATTTTCTATACACTTTCGTTGATTTCCCTTTTGTAAACTTATTTCGAGCTTTCATCGCTTGAAATAAAAACTTGCGGTTTTTACTTGTGACCGCATTGATGGTCTTTTATAATCAATAGCGTTCTTGTTGTTTGAACATGGTGCCGCTCCGTATCGCGTTAACACCCATTCATTACGCTTACGCAACGCTTGAATAAGATTTTTTGCACTTGTAATAATTGAAAAATCGAATTCTTGCGTTGTGTACAACTTCGCCACAACGTTCAGAAACTTCACGCCGATTCCAATGCCTTGATAATCTGGCAACACTACCAATCTGCACACTCGCTTAATTTTTTTGTTTATCGCGTGAGGCTGATGCAACACGCCGCAGAATGCAATTATATTGTCACAATCATAAACTCCGTAGCAGACTGCCGACTTCGGCAAATCGTGGTTCAGATAATGATACTTTCTAAACTTTTCCCATTCGCCGCGTCCGCACGACCTAATAACAAATTTTTTTTGTGGTCGCGGCTTGTCGTAAAAAAACAACGCATTTCATTTGTATCAAACACCCAATCTGGCTGTAGCCACTCAATAATGTCGCGATGACATGACACCGCAACGAATTGCTTGTTGAGACGATGCACGGCTTTATTGATTGCGATGCACGCTGTTCTTGCGACATTACGATCAACCACGCTTGTAAATTCATCAAACACGATGAATTTCTTTTCAAGCATCGCTCTCGCCAAGTCAACGCGCATTTTTTCCCCGGTGCTTAACACGGCATAAGGCTTCAGCCAACTTGGTACGCTGCCAAATCCTACCGCGTAAAACATCTGCGTTATTGCGCTAATGTCCGCATTGGGCATATCATCAACAACGCT